ACAAGACAATTAGTTTTACAACACGCACAAAGAGAAAGCATCTCCGAAAAAACAGCTTGGGCAGATTGGAAAAGAGTCACCGAATGGAACACGCAAGATTTAGAACGTGATAGAGCCGATATACTCTCTCGTTTGCATAGTATGAGACAAAGATTATTTAATGCAGCTTTGAAAAAAGGCCAACTGCAAACAGCACATATGATTTTAGATTCGCTAGGTCGAGCAAACGGAGAAAGTCAAGAGGCGGTAAATGTGAATATGCCACCTGCTCTAAACATTCAGATTGAAACTAAAGAATAGACATTCAGTTTTTACATTCAGTTGACAAAGCCATCTGAAAATTGCATTCAGTTTTTTACATTCAGTATATATAGCCTTGATTTTTCATTCAGTTTTTGCTGACCAGCTCAAAAATTCATTCAGTTTTTGCAGAGTTTTAATTATCCAGGTCTTTACCAGGCAGTTACCAGGTAATTACCAGGCAAAAAGTCATTCAGTTTTAGGGGTATATATATGCCCTACCCCCTGGTTCGCACGGTTCTGAGGCGATTCTGAGAGGAGCAAATTGCAAAATTTCATTCAGTTTGCTGCTTTCCAGGTGTTTTCCAGGTGTCGCCCTGGTGTCTCCAGGCAAAAAAAAAGGGAGGGAGGTTAAGACCCCCACTCCGCATATGGTGAACTGATCACCGCACCCTGGCTTTTGCCCTGGTCTGTCCAGGTTTGGTAGTAGCCCACCGTGTTACCGTTGACGTCCCTTAAGGGGAGCTGGCTTTCCTGGAGTTTGTCCAGGTTTTCCAGGCGATCAGCCAGGAGGCGTAATATCCTGGCGACCTCGGTTCCCTCCTGGCAACTGAATGCCTGGTTGTCGGTGTTGATTTTAAGTTTTAACATAGCAATAAAAGTGAAAGAGGAGGGGAGATTACTCTCCCAACTCCTTGATTTTGTCATCAAGCTCTTTGATATTGAGCTTGTCATCAAAAAGGCTTATGTGATCTCCCGTGAGTGGTTCGCCTCGCAAGTTCTTTGCTTTGCGATACTCTCGGAAGTTCTTACAAGTCCTAGCAAGTTGGTAGCTCTCGTAGTCGTTATCCAACCAAAGAGCTACGTTCCATGTCTCGTAGTTAGTCCAACCGTTGTAGCTCATGGCCTTGTCTCCTCCCAACTGATTGTTGAGTAGTCGAAAGATGCGGGCTTTTGATGTGCTCCCCATGTTCCAAGAAAGAATAATAAAACTGTCATAAAGCTTAAGTAAGCAATTTGAAATTTCATAGCGATAAGAAATAAAAGAGGGGAGTGACCCCCTCGGTGGTTAGTGATAGAGTTCTCTTAAAAGAATCTCGTAGGCTTTTTTGCGAATGTGAGGGTCGAGAGGATTCTCTTGATGGAGTTCCTCTTCGATCTCTTCAAGCCTTGTTTCCTTGTAGGAATCAAAAATTAGATTGCTCATAAGCTTCTATTTGATAATCCTCGTATTGATCTTCACACTTGGTGCGAAGTTCATCTTCGAGATCTTCGAGGGCTTGCAGATCGTTTGAGGGAATACCTCTTGATCTTGCCTCGTCGTCTACAAAGTGATCCCACTCCGATCCGTAACAGATCGGAGGGTTCCAAGGGTGTCTCATTTTCTAGAATCCTCCAAGGCTTGCTTGGCTTCTTCTTCGAGAATAACTCGTAAGGCTTCATAAGTTTTTTTTAGCTCGTTCATGTCTCGCTTGCCGTACCACTTGAGAAAGTCTCTGCATTCCTCATGGATCATCTGAAGCCCTTGACCCCTTGAGAAGTCAACGGTTACTGAGTCACCATCTGAGAATCTGAAACTTACATCATGTGATGTAAAGCTTAGAGAGTCTACACCTGAAAAAGTGTAACGAGCTTTTGGTTTTGCCATAGCTGAAAAATTAATTAAGTTTTCGAGTTGCTGTAGGTTTGTCTCCTCCCCTACTCTTCTATTATAGCAGCTATCTCGTATAATACACCAGTAACCCTCCTATCTGTAACATTTCGTAACAATTGGGGGTGGTGTTGTAAAAATATTGCAGCAGCAGCACAAGGCGGGAAACCTACTGATAAAGCACAGAATAAGTTGCTGTTATAGTAAAAGTGGTTATTATTTTTGTATGGCAGTAGCAGAACCATTAAGTTTACGTTGGGCACAGGGGGAGGTGTTCAAAGCTGATGAAAGATTTAGGGTGCTAGTAGCTGGTAGAAGATTTGGTAAAAGTTATTTAAGTTGTGTTGAGTTGTTGAAAGGAGCTATATCGAAGCCAGGAGAAACATATTTTTATTGTGCTCCTACATATCGAATGGCAAAGGACATTGCATGGAAAACGTTAAAGAAGTTAGTGCCAAAGCAATGGATCAAGTCTAAGAATGAGACAGATTTAAAAATTGAATTAGTAAATGAATCAACTATTGAATTGAAGGGAACTGAAAACGCTATGGCATTGAGAGGTCGTAGTTTAAGTGGAGTTGTTCTCGATGAAGCAGCATTTATGGACAGAGAGGTATGGTCTGAAGTTATAAGACCTGCATTAGCTGATAAACAGGGGTGGGCATTATTTATTTCAACACCTGATGGAACGGCAAGTTGGTTTTACGATTTATGGTGTTATGTACCCGAAGATGAGAGTGGAGATTGGAAAAGATGGAGTTTTACCACTATCGAGGGGGGTAATGTTCCAAAAGAAGAGGTTGAAGCAGCTAGGGGGCAGTTAGATAATCGTACATTTCGACAGGAATTTGAAGCGAGCTTTGAAAATCTTACGGGATTAGTTGCAATTAGCTTTGATGATGAGAATATTTCGACTGAAGCACAAGATTTACATATGTTGCCACTGTATATGGGGGTGGATTTCAACGTAGACCCTTTATGTGGCATATGTGCGGTTAAAAGTAACGAAAATTTGTATGTTTTTGACGAAATTATCCTTCGAGGAGGTGCAACTACATGGGATTTTGCCGAAGAAGTGGTAAATAGATATGGTGTTGACCGAAGAATTATAACTTGTCCCGACCCTACGGGTGGTGCTCGAAAAACAAGTGGTGTTGGACTTACAGATCACACAATTTTACGAAGAAGTGGTTTTACTGTTTCTAGTCCGAAGGCTCCTTGGAAGATTCGGGATAAAATTACTGCTGTAAATACGGCATTATTTGATGCAGCTGGTGATCGAAGAACATTTATTCACCCAAGATGTAAAGAATTGATAAAATCACTCAGAACTCTTACATATGCACCAAATACGGGTATGCCAAATAAAAATTTAGGAGTTGATCACGCATTTGACGCTTTCGGTTATCTTTGTTTACAACAATTTAATTTAGCGAAGCCAGAGACACTCGGCCAAACTTCGTTTAGAATATACTAAGAACTACCTAATTCTTATCATGCCCTACCACACTGGAATGAAAAAAAAGAAGAAGAAAAAGAAGGGAGGTAAAAAACGTGGCGAATGTTCCTGTAAATAAAGCGTTATACTCTAGGGTAAAAGCAGAAGCAAAGCGTAAATTTAAGGTTTACCCAAGTGCTTATGCTAATGCGTGGCTTGTACGAGAGTACAAAAAACGTGGAGGAA